ATTTGGTAAGACATCTGAGATGGATACGAGTGATGTGTGGGGTCCACCTGTGTTGAAGGAAAAGGATCATAAACTTATTAAGTACCTTGCTGATCATAATCACATCTCTCCATTCGGACATTGCTTTGCATCCTTCCACATCAAGAGTCCAGTGTTTGTAGCTAGGCAGCTAGTGAAGCACAAGTTCCTACGTTGGAATGAAATATCTAGGCGATATGTCTCCGATAAGCCTGAGTTCTACAAGCCTCAATTAAGGGAAGCATCCTTGGATAAGAAGCAAGGCAGTGGGGATGACATGGAAGACAGTGTGTTGGATGCTGTTATAGAACAGGCAGGTATTGAGGCAGCTAAACAGTACACCTATCTGTTAGCCCGTGGTGTATGTGAGGAACAAGCACGTATGGTACTGCCAACTAGCTTGATGACAGAATGGTACTGGTCAGGTAGTCTTGATGCTTGGGCTGACATGTGTAGGCTCCGTTGTGCACCTGACACACAGCTAGAGACACGGTTAGTAGCCGATCAGATCAGTGAGAAGATGGAAGAGTTGTTCCCTGTTTCTTGGAAGGCTTTGTTATGTTCACAGTAGAGTTTGAGTCTGATGCCTCTGTGATTACTACACTAGACCAAGAGGACAGGTTCGAGGATGTTGAGATGGCTCTCGTTGATGACGGTACAATCTACCTCAGACAATTTGATGAGAGACTTAATGAACATCAGATGGTATATATGAGCTACCAGCAATGGGTTGACCTGATGACTGCTTACCATTCACCTGAGGGTGTGTTCAGATTAGATTTTAGTAGAGGAGAGTAGTAATGACAAAAGAAATTAGAACATTAGTAGAAGACATGTACAATGTGATCGAAGGTAAGGGTGGTTGGGATGGAACACTTGGTTCAATAATGGGTCAAGGGATTGCACTGGTAGCAAACCAACGGTTCAGTAAACGTCAGGAGCCAAGAGGTTATCTTTCTCTGTCTTCCATTGGTACACCCTGTAAACGTAAACTCTGGTACAAGATCAACCAGACTAAAGATGCTGAGGAATTACAACCCAATACTCTCCTCAAGTTCTTCTTTGGTGACATGATCGAAGAGTTAGCACTGACCCTTGCCATTGCAGCAGGTCATGATGTTAAAGGTCAACAGGATCGTCTGAATGTACATGGTATCAAAGGACACCGAGATGCAGTGATTGATGGTATGACTGTAGATGTTAAGTCAGCCTCTCCCTTTGCCTTCAAGAAGTTCAAGGAAGGTAACCTACGAGAGGACGATCCCTTTGGTTATATATCTCAGCTATCGTCCTATGTGTATGCAGCTAAGGATGATCCTCTGGTTACCAACAAGACAGCTGGAGCCTTCCTAGTTATCGACAAAGTAAACGGACACATCTGCCTAGATGTCTACGACTTTGAAGATGAGTTGAAGATTAAAGAGAAAGAAATGTTAGAAGCCAAAGAGATGGTAGCTGGCCCTATCCCTCAGGATCGTATCCCCCCAATACCTCAATCAAAGACTAGCCCTAATACTAAGTTAGCAATGTCTTGTAGCTACTGTGAGTTCCGTAAGGTGTGTTGGCCTGAGGCTCGGACCTTCATTTACAGCACTGGTCCACTCCACTTAGTGAATGTAGTCAACGAACCACGAGTACCTCAGTCATGAAGGCAGGATTTAAGTACGGCTACAGATCAGGGCTAGAGGACCGTATCTCTAAACAACTCAAGTCTCTGTCAGTGCCAGTCAAGTACGAAGAGATGAAGATCAAGTATGCTATCAACGAGGTCAGGACATATACCCCTGACTTCGAACTACCTAACGGCATCATCATAGAAAGCAAGGGTAGGTTTGTTGTAGCAGATAGAAAGAAACATCTACTCATAAAAAAGCAACACCCAGAACTTGACATTCGTTTTGTATTCAGTAACTCTAGGGCTAAGATCAACAAAGGATCGAAGACAACCTATGGAATGTGGTGTGACAAACATGGGTTCCTTTATGCTGATAAACTAATCCCTGAGGAGTGGATCAAATGACAACAATAAAAATACACAAATTTATAGAAGGACCATTTGAAGAAGAAGATGGGATGTGCTATAATATTTGTCTTGGTTTGTTTCCAGATAACTCTTGGGCAGAGGTAGACGTTTACTACTCTAGCTTTTCTGATGCATACAAAGACACCCACACAATTAACCGTAGCCCTGAACCTGTGGAGATTGAGTACAAATGTTCGACTTCGAATCTAAACTAAAAGCCTTAGTAGAAAACTACGGTCTACTCCACCTGTTAGAAGAGAATGAAATAACAGAAGAGTACGTAGTTAAGTTCTTACTGGATGAAGGTCTTATAAACTTTGATGACTACATAAACCTAGATGAAGAAATAAAAGAATGGAAAAGGATTGAAGAAGGATGATTAGCCAAGACGATATTGACGCCTTTAAAGGGAGTGATTTTTCTGCCCTAGAATACTCTGCTTTTGTTGAGGGTAAGATACTAACAAAGGGTGAGACTAGACTGATTGAGAATGTACTCGGTCTAGTAGGTGAAGCAGGTGAGGTAGCAGAGAAGACCAAGAAGATGATCCGTGATGGCTCCAATATTAAGAAGGGAGAGATCGTAAAGGAACTAGGTGATGTTCTGTTCTACACTACAGCAATAGCTAATTACTTTGGTAGTGATCTTCAAGAAGTCATACATAGAAACGTAGACAAGCTAGAGGACAGGGCATCCCGTGGTGTCCTTCAAGGGTCAGGGGACAACAGATGAAGACTATAGTGCACGTTAACCAGCATGTAGTTCGTAATAACTCCAAGTCTGGTGATAGGGAACCTGTGTTAACAGTTAAGACATACAAGAGTAATGACTATGCACACACTGTTGAATTACATGGTCCAAGTCGTGTGGTCTATAGACCTGATAATCCTCTTTCCTGTGGGGCAAAGGTTTGGATAGAGACTAACGATAAAGTGGAGATAACAGATGAAGACTAGGTGGGTTAATAATATATTTGTACGGTTTATGAGGTACTGTGTTATGTGGTCAGAACATAGGGCAGCAATCAAAACCCTTAACAAATTGACAGATGCTGAGTTGAAAGACATAGGGTTGACACGAGGTGACATTGATCGCATGGTGTGGTTAGAGGAAGATAAAAGGGAAAGAGGTAAAGACACATGAACAACCACCTACCAACAGACTACCAGTCTTTCATCCATAAGTCACGGTATGCTAAGTACTACGATGGTACAGGACGTGAGTCATGGGACGATACTGTCACACGTTTCTCAGTCAATATTATCCGAGACATGGTTGACCCAGATACTAAGTACAAACTAGAGCAAGCTATCCTTGGNCTTGAGGTNATGCCTTCCATGCGTTCACTTATGACTGCTGGCCCAGCTGCTGACCGAGACAACACATGCATGTACAACTGTAGTTACCTAGCCGTAGATGACCTTAAATCCTTCGATGAGGCTATGTTTATCTTGCTCTGTGGTACTGGTGTTGGCTTCTCCGTCGAGAGGCAGTCCGTTACTAAGCTCCCTGAAGTCCCTGAGTTGTTCGACAGTGAGACTAACATCGTCGTTAAGGATAGTAAGGAAGGTTGGGCTAAGGCTCTTCGTCAATTGATTGCACTCCTGTACAGTGGTGAAATCCCTACATGGGATGTATCTAAGGTTCGTCCAGCTGGTGCTCCACTCAAGACATTCGGTGGACGTGCTTCAGGTCCAGCACCTTTGGTTGATCTGTTTAACTTTACTGTCCGTACATTCAAGGAAGCACAAAACCGTAAGCTATCTTCCATTGAGTGTCATGACATCATGTGTAAGATTGGTGAGGTAGTTGTTGTAGGTGGTGTACGTCGATCAGCTATGATCTCTCTGTCTAATCTAAGTGATGACCGTATGCGTCATGCTAAGTCAGGTAAATGGTGGGAGAACGAACCTCAACGAGCACTGGCTAACAACTCTGTGAGCTACACTGAGAAGCCTGATGCAGTGTCCTTCATGCGTGAGTGGATGGCCTTGGTTGAGAGTGGCAGTGGTGAACGAGGTATCTTCAATCGTCAGGCATCTAAAGCACAGGCAGAAAAGAATGGACGTCGTGATCCTAACTACGAGTTTGGGACCAACCCGTGCTCTGAGATTATCCTACGTCCATCACAATTCTGTAACCTAACCGAGTGTGTAGTACGAGCTACGGATACTATTGAAATACTAGAGGAGAAGGTACGTCTAGCTACGATCTTAGGTACGATCCAATCAACCTACACTAAGTTCCCATACCTACGTAAGCAGTGGACAGATAACACAGCAGAAGAACGTTTGCTTGGTGTCTCCCTGACAGGTATCATGGACAATCCTCTGATGACCTTGAGTAACAAAGGATTGAGTAAGACACTTGCACACCTTAAACAAGTTGCTGTTGATACTAATGCTGAGTGGGCTGCTAAACTTGGTATCCCTGTATCTGCTGCTGTCACCTGTGTTAAGCCCTCAGGAACAGTCTCTCAACTGGTTGACTCAGCCAGTGGTATCCATGCTCGTCACTCTCGTTACTACATCCGTACCGTCAGGGGTGACAACAAAGACCCACTGACACAGTTCATGAATGATCAGGGTATACCTAACGAACCTTGTGCCATGAAGCCTGACCAGACAACTGTGTTCAGTTTCCCACAGAAGGCTCCTGAAGGGGCTGTAGTCACAGCTGATATGACAGCCGTAGAACAACTTGAGATGTGGCTTGCCTACCAACGTAACTGGTGTGAACATAAACCTTCTGTAACAATCAACGTCAAGAAGGATGAATGGTTTGAGGTAGGTGCATTCGTGTACAAACACTTTGATGAGATGTCAGGTGTATCCTTCCTGCCTTACAATGAGCACACCTACCAGCAAGCACCTTATCAAGAGTGTGGTAAGTCAGACTACGATATGTTGTCATCTGTTATGCCTACAAGTATTGATTGGTCTAAGTTATCTGAGTATGAGAATGAAGACAACACTGCGGGTAGTCAAACCTTGGCTTGTTCTGGGGATAGTTGTGAAATCGTAGACCTAATATAAGAAAGGAGAAAACATGATTGAACTATTAGCAATAACAGTGGCTGTGACAATTCTCATTGACATGTTAACATAAATAATCTACACCTGAGCATGTGTCTAAACTGCTCACTTAATCAAGGATACTAAACATGTACACAATATTAACTCGTAACCAATGTAGTTTCTGTGATACTGCCAAGGCTCTCTTGAAAGGTGCAGGAATAAGTTACGTTGAGTACAATATAGAGACAGATAGCTCTAAGTGGATACTTACCATGATGAAGAAAACAGACCTCAAGACTGTACCTCAAATCTTTTCATCTGATGGGACACACATCGGGGGGTACACTGATCTAAGAGAGTTCCTAGATATAATTGATGGTGTACCAGTATGAGCATGGTAAAGAGACCGTTCAGCAGAGCTTTGTATGAAGCCTATGATGAACCAGCCCGTAAAGCCTTAGCAGGTTATCTTAGTAGCAATGGTCACACCATCGTAAACAATGAAGAGAACTACAACGTAGACGTAGTCTCACAGAAGAACGGCCTCACATACTACAACGAAGCAGAGGTTAAGACAGCATGGAAAGGTGATTGGCCTACACACTGGGCTGAGGTTCGTCTACCTGAACGAAAGAAACGTCTGAAGGAGAAACATAAGGATGGTGTACTTAACTTCTACATCTTTAGACCTGACTTCAAACAAGCATGGCGCATCAAGGATACCCTGTTGACTGACGAAAGCCTGAAGGAAGCTAAGGGTAGGTACATAGTCAAAGGTGAGAAGTTCTTCCACATCCCATATACAAAAGCTGAGTTGGTAATATTATGACAGAAGATGTAGTAAACAGACCTGCACACTACGGTGATGGACAGATAGAATGTATTGACTACATGAAAGACAACATGGATCAAGTCATGTTCATGGGTTACTTAGAAGGTAACTGCAAGAAATACCTGCACCGATA